GTTTGACAAGACTGCTATTGAAGCAGTCAAAAAGACACCTGATGCTTATATCCCTACTACAATCTGTTGGGTTGCCAAGATGGCACTCAATGGTACAAAGTTTTCGGATGCCAATCTCGACTACGTGAAGAGTCGGATTGCCGAAATCAGTGAGCGATACAATCGGAATAAGCTTCCTGAACCGATTGAAGAGGAAGACAAGCCTTCTAATGTGGTCTCAATTCAAGAACGAACCAAGGCCAAGGTTGAACAAATCCTTACTATGGCTGAAGAAGAAGTGATTGATTCTGGTTTACCCATGTACCAGTTCCTTCTGAAGCATTCTTGCACTCCGGCAGCCGCAAATTATATGCGAGCATATTACATCAAGAGCCGCGATGAACTTTTCTCTGATGATCCTCAGGTCAAGGAAGCTTATGGTAAGTCCCTCAAGAAGTGGCAGACATTTTGGCAGGGTGTGATTGATGATATTGACCGCTATGTCGGCAACAAGAAAGCCGTCAAGGTCAAGAAGGAAAAGACAATCAAGATCAAGCCAATCTCGAAGGTCGTCGAGAGGCTTAATTATCAGAAGGAAGATCCTACTCTCAAGCTCGTGTCCGTTCTTCCTCAAGAGATTATCGGCTCTAAGGAACTTTGGACATATAACACCAAGGACCGAAAGCTTACTGTGTTTTATGCCACTGGTCCAAATGGTCTCGGTGTCAAGGGTTCTACGCTGACAGATTTTGATACTGAAAAGTCCGAAGCCAAGCGCCTTCGTAAACCTGAAGCAACTCTGTCTGAACTACTTAAGGCAGGTCGAGTTGCCATTCGAAAGATCATGCCTTCACTTACTACCACTGCTGTGAAGCCTACAGGAAGGATAAATAATATGACAATCCTACTGAAGGCGATTAAATGACAAATGTAGTTAAGTTCCCAAAGCAAAAGAAAAACAGTCCACCTCAGTCAATGGAAGAACTATTGGAAGGTGTGGAAGAAACACGCAGGGAACATGTTGAATTTCTTCTCGATGAGATTCTATCTAATTCATTTAGAATCTTGTATGAAGAAGGATTTGATTTAGGTAAAGATGAATGTGTCAATTCAACTGCATTTATGATTGAAGCCTTCAAAGCCGCAATTTATAGATCCGTTGGCATTGAACATACACTTCAGGAAATAGCAGATCAGGTTATGCTTGTAACTGAAGATGAAACTTCGGTTGACAATATTTCAGATACCGAATAAGTATATATTATGTTTAAAGATAGGATGTTTTTGTGCTCATAGTAGATCTAAACCAAGTGATGATTTCTAATCTCATGATGTCTCTTGGTAACCATGCCGATACTACAAACATTGAAGAAGATCTTCTTCGCCATTTTATTCTCAATTCACTTCGTAGTTATAACGCCAAATTCCGTGCTGAATATGGTGAAATGATTATTGCGTGCGATGACAAGAACTATTGGCGCAAGCAGATTTATCCTTATTATAAGGCCAATCGTAAAAAGACTCGTGATGCATCCAAGCTTGATTGGAATGCAATTTTCACAGTACTCAACAAGATCCGTGATGAACTTAAGGAATCATTCCCATATCGAGTTATTCAGATTGATAGCGCCGAGGCCGATGATATTATCGGTACTCTGTGTATGAAGTTTGGTAACGATATGCCTGTCGGTGGTTATGGTGATCCTATTCTAATCATTTCTGGTGACAAGGATTTCCGTCAGCTTCAGTGCTACAGCAATGTAAAGCAATATGATCCTGTCCGCAAGCGCTGGTTGGTTGAAAAGGATCCTGCTGCATATCTTAAGGAACATATCATTCGCGGTGATAGTGGTGATGGTGTTCCAAACTTCCTCAGCAAGGATGATTGCTTTGTCGTGCCTGAAGGTCGACAAAAGCCAATCTCTCAGAAGAAGTTGGATGTATGGCTTAAGCAGGAACCAGAAGAATTCTGCACACCAGAAATGCTTCGTGGTTGGAAGCGGAATGAGAAGATGGTAGATCTCACAAAGATTCCTACCGAAGTTCAGACAAAAATTCTCGACAGTTATACTGCACAGGCAGGTAAGGGTCGTGATAAACTATTCAATTACTTTATTGAACATCGGCTCCGCAATCTGCTAACCGATCTCGACCAATTCTAGGAATTAAACATGTCACGTAAATCAGTATCTTGGATTTTAGAATTTACCTCTAAGCTCCCAAATGATGAAGAAAAGATCAAGTGCCTTCAGGCAAATGATCATCCGGTAATTCTTGCTATTCTTAGATTAGCATATGATCCTAATCTAAAGTGGGCACTACCCGAAGGTCCGGCTCCATATTCACCATGCCAGTATCCAAATCAGGATAATATGCTTTACATGGAAGCTCGCAGACTGTATCTCTTCCTTGAAGGTATAAATCCACAGATGCCTGCCACCAAGAGACAATCTCTATTTCTTGAACTACTAAATGTAATTGACCCTAAGGATGCAGAACTTCTTATTTCAGTCAAGGATAAGAAACTTCCATATCCAGGTCTCTCCTCTGAACTAATTCTAAAAGCATTTCCAGGTCTATATTAAGGGATTAAAGTACTAATATGAGCAAGAAGTTTCCACGTAGTGATCGATATGATGATTATGACAGTGACCACTATGAAAATGGCTACCGAGATCAACTGGTTGAACGTAGAAAGAACAAGAGAATCCGTAATGCACTACGATCAAAGGACGTCTATGATCTAATGCATATTGATGAAGATTATTAATGCCGTTATATGATTTAATAGATTCAGAGACTGATGAAGTGCATGAAGTATTCATGTCATATTCAAAGTTGCAAGAATATTTAAAAGAGAATCCTACACTTAGTCAAGTACCTGCTGCACCATCACTTGTTTCTGGTGTTAGAGGTATTACACATAAGAATGATTCTGGCTTCAATGATATGTTGTCTAGGATTGCTGAAGCTAATCCAACATCACCATTGGCGGAAACACGCGGCTCAAAAGGAATTAAAGAATCAAAAATTCGAGATGCCGTTAGAAAACAAAGAGTAAGGCAAGCATCTCGGTTTATGATCTAAGTTTATTATGCTTCTGTGATAACACTCAACATCAGGAGCTTTCATGGCAGAAAGAACTCAGCGCTTAACTAAAAGACAACAAAGACTAGCTGAAAAAGGAACACAAAAGGAAACACAAAAAGTTCCATCTCTGCAACAACACAATTTTGAGTTAAAATCTATAACTCCAATTACCGATAATCAGATTAAAGTATTTAATGCATATGAAGATGGTGATAATCTTTTCTTGCATGGTTGCGCAGGTACAGGTAAGACATTCATTTCGTTTTATCTAGCTCTTCGTGAACTAATGTCTAAGAAATCAAAACGCACAAAGCTTATCATTATCCGTAACGCACAATCCTCAAAGGATATCGGTTTCTTACCTGGAACAGAAAAGGAAAAGCTCGCAGTATATGAAGCTGCATATAAAGCTATCTGTTCAGAACTATTTAATCGTGGTGATGCCTACGATATTCTAAAAACAAAAGGCGTCATTGAGTTTCATAGCACTTCATTCCTACGTGGTACAACAATCGAAAATGCTATAATTCTGGTTGATGAAGTACAGAATCAACGTTATACAGAACTTCGTACTGTATTGACAAGAACTGGTGATAACTCAAGAATAATTATGTGTGGTGATACTAAACAGGATGACCTTACTAGTGAACGATTCAAAGAAACTAGTGGTCTGAAAGATATGATGCGAGTCTTTGATAATATGGACTCAATGTCTACAGTACACTTTGAAATTGACGACATTGTCCGCAGTGGCTTTGTAAAGGCTTTTATTATTGCTGAATATAATTTAGGACTATATTAATGGAGAATGAATATGGATAAGAAAGAATTTGTACAACGTTATGTAATTGAACTTGCTGCTCGTGGCCCTATCGAAGATAAAATTAGGAGTGCTGTTACTGCTTATGATATGATTGAAAAGGAATTTGCAGTCACACCGACTACCAATCTTTGGGACTACAACGATATGCAGCGTTGATGTTTAAACACGACTTAATTGAACTGCCCCGGTTGGAACGTATTGATGGAGCAATCCGTCTTTATAAGACTCCAACCGGGGTTTTATATCCTTCGGTTACTACAGTCATTGGTGCTGCTTCTGATAAGTCAGGACTAGATGACTGGCGCAAAGCCGTGGGTGAAGAAGAAGCAAATAAGATCTCTGCTAGAGCCGCACGTAGAGGAACCGAGGTTCATAGACTTTGTGAAGATCTTATTCTTAATAGACCTATTGATCTTCGTAGAGAGATGCCGTTTAATGTTCATATGTACCGACAGCTTGAACAGAAGCTAAAAGAGAATGTCGATAATGTAAGAGGATCGGAATTATTTCTCTATTCTGATAAGCTTAAAGTTGCTGGTGCTTGTGACCTTATTGCTGATTATGCCGGTAAAAAGTCTATTATCGACTTTAAGACTTCTGGTAAAACTAAACAAAAAGAATGGATTGAAAGTTACTTTATTCAAGCCACTTTATACTCTTATATGTTCTGGGAACGGACTGGTATTTTACATTCACAGATTGTAATTATGATTGCAGTTGAAGAAGAGAATAAGGCTCAGATCTTTATCGAGAATGCCACAAACTATCTAGAAAAAGCCAAACAGATCTGTGAGCAATTCCATCTAAATAAATAAAACTAAAAGGAACTCACATGTGTACTGTTGTTGCTAAATATTTTCCTAAAGAAGGTTGGGTCGTAGTTAAAAACAGAGACCAAAACTATCTACCTACAGTCACATTTAAAGATAAAGACATTGGTAAACTTGGTGAAATCCTAGTAGTTTATGATAAGAGTACCAATTATAATGAAGGTATGAACCAGGCGGGTATTACAATTGTAACCGCAACATTAGCACCAAGATCGGAACTTGAACATGATGCGGCTGATGGTGCCAGAATCTATGATGCTCTTATGAAAGACTCAGTAGAGGATGCAGCTAGACTACTAAAAAGCCGAAAGATGACAGGATATTCCTTTATCTTTGACAAAGACACTTTTATTCTTATTGAAGGTGCTAGAGTAAATGGCACTGGCGAATATCATAGTACTATGCGAAAAATTGATAAGAGTGAGATTGTAGTTCGAACTAATTACGGTACTGATCTTTCATGGGCTGGGTATATCATGGGCCAGACCAATAAGATGGATCAACAACGAAAAAGTTCTGAGTCTCGTCGCAAGTTCATTGAGAAGGCAGCACCGAGTGCTAAAACTCCTCGAGAACTTCTTAATCTCATGTCGGCCAAATATACTGATGATCTTCAGCTCAATCCCTTTAGAGTTGCTACAGAAGATCGTCAGATGCGAACAATCCTTCAGTGTCTTCTTATTCCCAAGAATCTGGCATTTTACATTGTTCCCGTTCAGACTAAACTAGATGTAAAGACTGACCGCGAGTATGTTCATGCATATATTTTACCAAACGATCACATTTTTGCTACATACGGATCTAAGATTAAGAATTTTATTAAAAGTAAGGCAGCAATAAAAGCAACCGGACCGGACGATGTGACAACATTCAAAGGTTTT